AGCTCGCAATGAGCGCAACACCCTATCCGAAATGGAGAGATAAACATGGCTGACATTGAAACAGACCAGATAGAAACAACTGAGGCCCCAGAGGCTGTGGANCAGTCCACGGAATCAGAGGTCCCAGAGGTNTCCGAAATGGATACACTCAAGGCTGAGGTTGACAAATGGAAGTCTCTGAGCCGCAAGAATGAACAGCAAGCAAAAGCAAACATAGCCGCCGCAAAAGAGCTAGAGACCATCAGGCAGTCACAGTTGACCGAAACTGAGAAGCTGATTGAGCAGACCAAAACGGAAACCGCTCTCAGTGTTCGCAGGGAGTTCGCTAACAAACTGGTTGATGCAGAGCTCAAGTCAGCTCTACAGGGCAAGCTAATGGATGCAGATTCATTGCTCTCATTTGAAAAGTCATCATTCATTTTGGATGACGGAAACATTGACTCAGAGGCTATTCAGTCATGGGTTGAAGCGCACAGCAAAACTACGGAAACCCCTGCACCCGATTTGGGCCAGGGAGCCCGTGGCAAAAATCCAAGCAAGTCTCAAATTAGAAGTAGAGATGAGCTCACAAACATGTCACCAGCAGACATCCTCCAGGCTCGCAATGAGGGCCGCCTGGATGCTCTAATGGGCAAACTATAAGAAAGTAGAATCAAATGGCAATTGACAATTTCATCCCAGAAATCTGGGCGGCTGGAGTAACCCAGTCATTTATTTCAAACCAGGTTGTTATCCCAACCCTAAACACTCAGTATGCAGGTGAGGCAACCCGTGGAAACACAGTGCACATCATCAACGCAACAACTCCAACCATTGTGGACTACGCCGCCGCTGGCCGTAGCATCACCGCAGAGGCTTTGGCTGACACAGAGGTTCAGCTACTAATCAACCAGGAAAAGGCTTTTTCTGTAAATGTTGATGATGTTGATGCTGTCCAGGCCGCTGGTTCATTCAACGCTTGGACTGATGCGGCTGGCCGTGCACTAGCGGAAGATGCAGAAACCTATGTTATTGCTCAGATGCTCGCAGGTGCAACTGACGGCAACTCTGGCTCAGTAGTAGTTGACACCGCAGATGAGGCCAAGGCCGCTATCCGTGCAATCCGCAAGTCAATGACCACAGCTAAGGTTCCATCCGCAAACCGCTCAGTTGTAGTCAACCCTGACTTTGCTGACCTACTACTCCAGGGACTGTCTGATGTTTCAGCCGCTGGCTCAAGTGATGAACTACGCAACGGCGTAATTGCTCGCTTGTATGGCATGGATGTAATTGAGTCCCCACTGGTAGCTGGCGCAAATCCAACCGCTATTGGTTACCACCAGGACATGGTTGCATTTGTCAACCAGATTGGCTCACTAGAGTCCCTACGCAACCCAACCAAGTTCTCTGACATTGTGCGTGGACTAAATGTTTACGGTGCAAAGGTTGTCAAGTCTGAGGCTGTTGTCAAGTATGTCTCTGCCTAAATAAGGCTAACCGCTGGGGGGCTGGCTAACGCTGGCCCCTCAGCCACACACCCCAAAGTTTTCAAAGAGAGGTCCTGATGGCACTGGCCACAATTGCAGATGTTGAAGCCCGTCTAGGGCGCAGTCTGACTGTCGCAGAAACAACCAAAGCTAACGCCTATTTGGCAGATGCATCAGCCCTGTTTATTCAGAGAGCTGTGCAAAAGTTTGAGGTNAGCGAAAGCACCGTGAGGCTATTCCCTAAGGATGGGATTGTCCGTCTGGTGCAGAGGCCAGTGATTGATGTCATTGAAGTCAAAGATGTAGACGGCAATGAAATTGACTACACATTTGACGGTCACCAGAGTCTGTATGACCTGGGTGACTTTAGAGGCATCACCGTGAACTATGAGCACGGCTCAGCCACCATCCCCGCAGATGTTATTGGCGTAGTAGCTGGCATGGTAGCCAGGACACTTTCAATTAGCCCAGATGCGGCGGCTGGAGTTCAACAGCAATCTGTTGGTCCTTTCAGCCAGTCCTATGCAAACTGGGCAGTAGGCGCACAGGTAATGCTGAGCCCCGCAGATGCCAAGGTTGCAGATTACTACCGTGGCCTTTCATTCCGCTCAACTTCAATCCTAGGGAACGGCAACTATGGAATCAATTACCCAAATCCGACAAAGTTCCGCAGGGACTGATGCCTATGGCGAGCCCATCATTGTCACCACTGAGATTGAGCTCACGGCAAAAGTAGCCGCAAGGACAGGTTCCAAGACTGTTGGAGCGGCAGAGATTACGGTGACATCAGGGCTCACGCTCTACTTGCCACCAGCTACAGAGATTCAAACCAAAGATGTTTTTGTTGTCCGTGGTGAGCGCTATGTCCTAGACGGTGAACCTTTTGACTGGCGCAACGGCCTAGGCCAATGGACACCAGGCACAGTGATAGACCTACAGAGGGAAGTCAATGGCTAGTAAAATCCCAGGCGGCGGCGGTGAAGTTACTCTCAACCGCAAGGGCATGAGGCAGTTGCTCAAAAGCCAACAGGTTGAGAATGAGCTAGTTAACAGAATGAAGCTAGTAGAGGCCGCACTTCCTGGTTCAGAACTGGAAGCAAAGCAAGGCCGCAATAGAGCTAGGGTCAAAGTAATCCGTGGCTCTGATTATGATGAGGCAAACACTGGTGACCTATCAAAGGCCTTAGACCTTGCTGGTGGCCGTAGAGGCACAAAGGTAAAGACCAAGAAACCAAAGAGAGGTGCATGATGGCTGATGCAGTAATTTTTAGCGACATTATGGCCCACCTAGTTTCACGCATAAAGACAGAGTTGACNGCACAGGGATACACAAACACCAGAGTTGGAATCCTTGCCAATGACACCACCAGCCAGGTGATAATCAGGCGTGACGGTGGCAGTAGAGATAGCAAGACAGTGATGAGCTCTGTGATTGGTGTCAACATTTATGAAAGTAGTTACGCAACCGCAGAGGGTTTGGCTCTGATGGTTGAAGCAATTTTTGATGACTTGCCTGATGGTAACCCCATTGTGGCAACATCTGTTCAGTCCTCCATCCAGGATGTGACAGACCTAAGCGGCGAGCGTAGATTTTTACGGTTTGCCGTTACCCATAGAGGGTCAAACCTCGCTAATTAGTTAGGAAAATAACATGGCATTAGATAGTGACCTAGTAAGAGTTGCAGTCACTGGAGCAGTTTATGTGGCTCCAACTTCAACATCAGCNCCAACCACTTCAAGCTCAGCACTAGATGNTGGCTTTGTGGACNTGGGCTATGTCTCAGCTGACGGAATTGCTGAGAGCATTGACCGCTCAACCAACCAGATTAGGGCTTGGCAGAACGGCTCATTGGTCCGTGAAGTAACCTCAGAGGGAACCTACTCAGTTTCAATGACTTTCATTGAGACCAGTGAGGCAGTCCTTGAGCTTTACTACGGAACCACCAACGCCTCAGGTGAGTTTGCAATTGACCCAACTTCAACAGGTGGCCGCAAGTCATTTGTTATTGATGTTGTTGATGGTGCAACCGTTGAGCGCATTTACATCCCAGCTGGTGAAATCACTTCACTGGGAGAGCGCACCTTGGCATCTGGTGAGGCAGTTGGTTATGAAGTAACCATCACCGCTTACGCAGATGCAGGTTCAACCACTGTAACCAAGTGGTTCAGTAGCCTAGAAGCATAGTAAGTTCCTGGTGACCTTATTGCGGCGGTCATCAGGTAAAATAGGGGGTGGGTCTTTAGGGGCCCACTCCCGCCGCAAATAACCGCAAAAGGAAAGAGCCGTGATGAGTTACACAATTGAACACAATGGAAAAAAGATTGGCCTACCAGCTTTCAAAGAGTTGCCTGTTGGAGTAATCCGCAAGGCTAGAAAAGTAGATGCTGAGGAAGCCATGTGGTTCATCCTGGAGGAAGTCCTAGATGACAAACAACTAGCCATCCTTGATTCCATGTCTCTAAGTGCTTTCACTGAGGCAATGAACGGATGGACACAGGGTGCACCCCTGGGGGAATCCTCACAGTCCTTGAGCTAATTGAGGACTATAAGCCCGCATTTGTTTATGAGTTTAGAGCCAGATTCCATTTAGGGCTTGCTGACCTAGGGACAACTGTTCCCTGGGAGGAAGTCATTTACCTGGTAGCGGTCACCATGAGTGACCCTACTAGCTGGCTCCAAGCCGCTAAACACAATTGGTCACATCCAATTGACTACAACTGGACACTAGCCGCCGCAACCTATGACCTATTGGCAACGGTCAACTCAAAGAAAAAGCCCAAACCATGGCCCAGGCCCTGGAATGATGGCACTCAGAAAAAGACGGTTAGAAAAATTCGCAGGGATGCAAGAGCAATCCTCAGCAAAGCTAAAGATGGAGACCTTGAATGGCAGAGCAAGCCTACGCCTATGTGACACTCATCCCTGTAGCCAAGGG